TACGATAAATTCTGTAATAAACGATGGGTCTTTCTGCTGTAGAAAAGTACGATCACTATTAGCGTCAACAATATGCATTGAGCGTACAACAACAGCATCAGTAGGCATACTCAAGAAGACATCACTAGCAGCTAGAGTAGCTGTGGAATACTTGCGGGCAAAATTAAGATCCGCTTCTCTGAGAATCTTGAGTTCTGCAAAGTCAATAAAGGTATCAATCTGAGAGACGAATGTAGTCTCAGTATTCTCTACATAGTCCTTTATCGCCTGTACTAATTGTGCGTATGTCATGGGGTACTCACCGTTACTGTGCCTAAATGGACGGAAGTGCTCGTTGGATTAATGTATGTTCCATCAATCATCTTTGTCTGCCCGGCCAAAATAGTTGTAGGCTCGTTGTCGTTGTCTGGGCGGGGGTTTCTGAGTGTTTCAGGATCGGTACGCACAACTCTCGGGAAATCCTGCGGGTGTCTTGAATCAAAACATCCCCCACACGCCATAAACCCATTCCATTGCTTTCGCAAACTTGTATAGGCCACTTCAAAACCACATATGTCACACATTGCTCTTGCGTGTTTTCCTGAGGCATACATTACCCGCTCCTACTTGGCACAAGGCGCAAGCTGACTTTCTCCCTGTCTTCTGTCTCAGCACGAGCCATCTCTTCCTCATAAATCATCTTGAGGGCTTGAGCTCTCTCGGGGGCTTTCTTAACCGCCAAATAATAAGCAAGGCCTGAAACAAGGGGAGGAATGAACCGTGAAGGGATATCAGCATCATTCGTTAATGTGTTGAAATCCTCAATACGCTCCATTCTATAATAAATGAAAGTGTCTGTAGAATTCTCAGGGGTAGGGTATAGATGCAACACAGGGGTTGACTGTCTATCTAACCAAAACTGTGTAGGCCGCGCCTCTGTTGCTTTATTCGGGATTGACTGATAAGTAGAACGGCTTATGCGCTCCAAATTGTAGTCTACGGAAGACCTACGAATCACTCCATCCAAAATGTCAATAGTGTGAGCGTCAAGAGTGTAGCTAGAAGTACCATCAACCAATGCCTGTGTAACTTGTGTAACTGTCCATAGGTTCACCCCACGGTTTGACCAATCCGCAATGAGGATGTTTAGACTACGACGCGCAGTACGCGCATCGTAACCGGATCTTAACTCCAGGCCGCACCGCTCATATGCCTCTTCGATTAAGTCAGAGGCATCCAGCTTAAAAGTCTGAGTGCCTGATGTGGCCATTAGTTATAGACCACCATACATGAGGTTACATTCGTAAGAGTCGCGTAAGAACTTGTCTCACACCGAATTGGTGATCGACTAAGATCAACATACTGTGTAGCGGTTGCTGATGCTGGGGTTGCAATCGTAGCAAGAGTAGTCCCACCGGAACCCCCGTCCTTGATTACAACACTTCCTGCAGTGCCACTAGCTACATAATAAATTCCTACAACACGCGAAGGTCCACCAAATACTGCGCCACTGGCGGTTACTGTGGTTGTTTTACTATCACTGTGCATGATCAATCTCCTTTAAGAGAGGGGACCATGCGTCCCCTCATTCAAAAGATTAAGATGTTGCAGTAGTAACGCCACCGTCAGCATTAGTCTGGCCATTGAAGTACCAGCTAGTACCATCGGAAACCATTTCTACATAATCACCAATTACTGCAACACTAGCTACAAAGTTAATGACATCAGCATTAGCGTCATAAGGGCCATCATTAGTTGTATCCACTTCAAGCTCGTTGACACCACCGATCATAATATCAGCACCACCGTTAGTGGCGATTATATATGCTGTAGTTGGGGCTACGGATACGATGAACTTAAAACGATTACCCGCTGAAGGTGCTGGTAGAGTGACTGTGAAACCACCGGCTGCGCCGAGGAAATAAGTCATTCCACTATTGTCTCCAGTGAGAGTCTTTGCTGCTGTAAGTGTCTCTACAGAACCTGATCCAACTGCAATAGGTCCAGAAAAATGGGTAGTTGCCATGGTATTTCTCCTGTTTTATCAGTCAACTCAATTAGGCTTGGCGGCCTAAAAGATATATAAATAGCGTTTCCACTAATTGAAGTATGTCACACCTTTTTGGCTGGCGCAACTATCTTTTTTACAAATAAAAACCCCCGCTCAAAGGCGGGGGCTGATACCAATCAGATTACGTAAAATTACGCTCCAGTAGTACCATAGATGGACCGCCAATCACTCCAACCGAAGGAGTAACGCTCACGAGCCTTGTAACGGACGTTACCAGTCTCAAAATCGCCTTCCATACCAGTCTTCATAGCAGCACGTTGGAAGTGCTTCAGACCGTTTGGTGCGTCAGTCTTAATGAACCAAGCATCAGTGTCAGTGAGATAGTTATTGATAACATATCCCTCTGGCATCATTCCGCGTGAACGAGTTGCGTTGATGTCATTATCAGCAGTAGCAACACGGCCTTCAGACTTGAGCAGACGCTCTGCAACGAAACCCAGATTAGCAGGAATGATTAGCTTACGCCCCTGAACATTAACCTTCAGTCCACGCTCATCTACGAAGTTACTGATAGCAATCAGTGCATCTTCAAGAGAAGTTTCATTCAAGTCAGCATCAGTGGATGGACGGTTTGCCTTGTTACCAGCACCGAGGGTTGGGTGAGCAGTACCACATAGGGACTCACCGTCACCGCCATCATAGCCAGAAGAAGCGAACGCATTATTAAGTACATTTGCTCCCTTGACCTGTTTGCTGTAGTTCATAGAACGTGCAAGTGCTTTCGTATAACGAGAAGAGAGCTTATCGTAGAGGTTATCTTCGATAGCTTCCTCAGTTAGAGCGAACGCAAGTGCGATGGTTTCATGAGAATAACGAGCAGTCCAGACTTCCTGTGCGGTATCGTAAGATACGCCGCCACCCTCAGCCTTAGTGGATGCCTGACCGAAGCCAGAAAGCATTACTTCCTCTTCAAATGCCCGATCAGAATTCTCGGTATCAAAGATTTCAGTATGCTGGTTCTCATATTTGCTGTATTCCAGACCGAACAGGGCGTTCAGACCGGGCTCCAGCTCTTTAACGAGTTGTGCGCGATTAATTGCCATTACTCAGTCTCCTTATACAGTGGCGCCAGCAGCCTTACGGAACACATGCTCGTTGATAATACACTCAACGGTTGCATTTGCGCCCCAAGCATTGTCTGCCTGACCAATTAAACCAATCTGACGAACCTGTCCGCCAGAACCTGTTGTAGACGTATCAATCTCCATGCTAGAACGACCGTTAGTAGTGCTACCGGCTGTTGCAAGAATATCAAAAGTTGCGCCATTATCTGCCTTAGCTCCTGTGCCATCATGCTGTGCATCATAGACAATATCAGGATCATCATATACATAAGCAGTTGCGTCCGCAGAACCCTGTGTAGTGGTTCCAGTAGCCCAATGCTTAGAATATGTTTCATCGCCAGATGAGTTAGTGTATTTGCATCCTGCAAACACTCCTACAATATTGGTGTCTGAGGCCGCCGCCGCAGCGATGTAACCATCTGCATCCAGCACAACCAAATCACCAGTAAAGATAGAAGCGTCAGACTCACCAGATGCAATCAAATATTCGCCCATGCGAATAGTTCCACCTGTAAGGTGGCGAACAGGGGTAAAGCCGTTCGGATTATCAGTATTAGCCATAACTAATTCCTCTTATCAAAAGTTTATGAATCATCGGAACCCCTATTTTCAGGATTACCGAAAGTTACCTGTGTACGCCTATCAGGAGAACTGAGGGGCATACTTCCATCACTTTCCCGCATGAAATCGTTATCTACTGCTTCCATAGCGGCGTTGGCTTGTTCTTCAAAATAAGCCTTGCGCTCGTCTGCGATTTCTTCGGGGATCTTGGCTAGGATCAATCCACCTACGCCAATGACACCTGCATGTTTTCCATCATCAATGGTTGGTGCAACAAAATCAGGATAGTCCTCAGCACGAACAGGTTCAAAACCTTCTCTCATGCGTTTAGACATATTGATCTTGTCATCCACACCCCCAGATTCTGATCGAATCCAACGGTGCTTGTATCCAGCGGGAGCTTCAGGAGCTTCCAGCATTGAGGGCGGAGCCCAAGATTGTTTACGTGTAGTCTTACTACGTGTTGTTGCGGCTCTAGTTGTCCGTGGGGTTGCCATAGGGTATTTCTCCTTATTGGGTAACATATTTTGCATACTCTTCAAGAGGCACACCGAGCCTGTTAGCAATTGCTACCTGACTCTGTGAGAGTTTTACTTTTCGCGTACCTTGTTTAGCACTGCTCCGTTGAGCAGAGGCCACCGTCTGTACGGGACGGTTTGAACTCTGGAATTTATGAGGAAAAGCCTCATGAACCCGTTTATCCAATTCTGTGTAATAGGTATCGGTTGTAGGATCAATACCTTCTTGTTCGACAAGATTGCGATGAATGCCAAACGCGGCATATGTCATCGCTTCATCTTTACCAAACCATTCATTCTTTTCTGCCCAACCCTCAGCTTTAGGGTCTGGCTGAGGAGGAGCCGCTTGCTGTTGCGGGGCATATTGAACAGGAGGAGGCATAACAGGTTGCTGTTGCGCCGCCTGCTCTCGTCTAATTCGTACCCGTTTCAAATTCTCTTGTTCTACAGAAAGGCGCGAGAGCTCCTGATTAGCTTCTACAATAGCATCAGGGTCCCCTGAATCAAAGGCGGCTTTATATGCCGTTTTTGCCTGTTCTAATTCAGAACCAACACGATTATCATACTCATTAAATAATGTAGCATCCTGCTGCTTTAATTGTGTATCAGCTTGATGCTGGTGCTGTTGTAACTGCGCCTGGACACCTTGCGCATATTCAATAGCTGCTTGTTCACGGCGTTCTGCCTCACGATACTTATATGTGAGTTTATCAATACGCTTCTGTACACCATCGCCGTATTCTTTTAGCTCATCGTCTGTATCA